AAGCATGATAGCAGGCTGGTTATCAATTTTAACGGTTTTGCCTAATGCATCTACCCCTTCGTAGGATGTAAGTACCCGCAGTTGGCGGAAGCAGGTTACGTTCTTAAACCGCTCCTTTTCGTACTGTTCCATCTTACTCTTAGGTTTAGTCATTCCACACTTAGATGTACCGCGAGTGTCTAAAAACTCTTGGCGGAAGCTTTTGTTAAGTAAGGTTTTACAAACTGTCTTATTCAGCTCTGGGTCATACTCAATATACTGATAGTGTTGACCGAGTACGCGGATCTTAATGTTTTTAGCATACACTATCTCAGAATGATCCCGGAGATACATTGTACCTCGAGGTAGCTGATTGCCTGCCTCGTCCTCGTCATCGAGGTTTATCTTAACCAATGGAACACGGTCATTAGACTGTGCCTCTGGAACAACGCCCATCATTTCTTTTAGGCGTTGCTCTTCGTGTGGGTCTACTACTGCTAGATCGTTCATGGACCTATTAACTCCTCATATGTTAGGGTTACGTAGTTACCCTAGTACATACACTAAGTCAATTCAGTTTCTTCCATTTCCATCCAGTTTTTTCCAATTTCCATCTCGACATCGAGCGGCAAAACAAAGTCATAATTGAAGCGCTCTTTGATCTCCTCCTGTACACGAGACAGCGCCCACACCATTGCCTCCTTGACCTGGCTGATTTCCCCAGGAAAAACGTCTGCTACCAAGCTATCGTGCACAGTGAGTATGATCTTTGATTTTAGGTTGCGCTGCTTAAAAGCTCTCAAAGCACGAACACAGGCCAGCTGCATAATTATCCCGGCAAAGCCTTGTACAGGGTAATTTACGACTGCAGTGGCATTTGTGATACGCCCGTTTCCTAATCTCCTAGCATCCTCGAACATATACCGCTTGCCAGACGGTATGCGAACTAGGCCATCCTGCAGTACACCGTCCATCAGACGTTTGTGCCAAGTGGCTAGGCCTTTGTAGAGCCCAAAATAGGCTTGAAAGTATGCTTGTATATGCTCAGGCTCAGTCATGCCCATTCCTCCATATAAAGGAGAAAATGTATAAGATTTCGCGGCTTGGCGCATATCTTTTGTAACAGAAGATACCTCACATTGGTTTATGATAGCCGCAGTTTGTTTATGTACGTCCTTACCTGTGAGAATGTCTTCTATAATCTGGCTATCTTTGCTCAACTCTCCCGCAACGCGAAATTCAACTCCCGAGTAGTCGATCTCGCAGATTTTTCCGCCTTCAAACCTACTGATTATGCACTTACGTACCGGGAACTTAGATCCTTTGGGTAAATTTTGGAAATTTGGCTTGCTAGAGCTTAAACGACCTGTCCTGGCTATAGTTTGGTTGAAGTTAGGGTGTAGCAGGCCATCAAATCGAGTCCACTTACGTATCGCCCCGACAAAAGAAGACAGATAGGTACTGATAGCGTTGTAGCGCATGAATTTTGTAATGTATTCTACGGCTAAATCGTTCTTCTTTGCCTGTGCCTGGCCAATCAAGCGTTTCAGGGTAACCTTGTCGGTCTTGAAGCCGTGAATAGAGGCATCTCTAGGCCCCTCTGGTACAAGCTTTAATCCTGCTCTCTCTCCAGTTGGTACGTAGAACACACCTAGGCCTTTGCACTCCGGGCAGGGGGATAAGTTCTTATAGGGCTCACCTTGTACTCTGTACTGTACCTTATTCTTAGTCCGGTACTTCGTTTTGTACTTCTGGATCTTACCGTTACCGTCACATGCACCACAGCACTGTATATGTGTCTTATCAACCAAGACAGTAGTAGTACGCACAGCTGTATTGAACTGGGTTTTCTTTGGCATCCTGGCTGGAGGAAGTGGTTTTCCGTTTGGCCCTACACCTACGTTAAAGATCCGGCGATGTAAGTCCCTATCAGTAACCATTCGACCGTAGAAAACCTTGTTCATGCAGATACCCGAATTCAAATTTATAGGGGTGTCTCCCATAAGTTTCTCGTTGGTAGCCTTGAGGTATCTACCTATTTCCTCTTGCTCAGCGATAAATTCCCGCTCTACGTCCTCCAGAACATCTAGATCAATCTTGCAGCCATTGTTCTCCATGTGTGTGAGAAACTCTAGGTTAAGCCGCCCTAACTCGAAGCACGGCTTCATGTCCTCGTATTCCGGTGAGTTGAGCTCTTCTTCTTGCTGTAGGTATATTTCAGCACAGCTAATCACATCAGCTTCCGCGTACTCTAAGACTGTATCAATGGGCATAGCCTCGAAGCCAGTACCGCTCTTGAACATCTCGTCTACCAAATCAGATTTCTTACGAGTTACATCTCTTCGCTCAGCTGTAGCTTTTAGCGACAATAACCACGGCCTTGCCTGAGCAAACATAAACTCCCGAACCATAGTGCATTCAACAGGGGGTAGATCAAATTCCATATCGGTAAGCCAAGAGGCATCGAACTTGGCATTGTGAAATACAGCCTTAGTGCAACTGTTCAATGCGTCTTGCAAAGGTTGCCGACCATCTGCTTTTGGCACATCATTGTGGTTCCACACTAGATGATTGATAGGGGATATAACTCCATCCTCTATAATCACCCAATGAGCTGACACAGCATAGTTGTCTGGGTTCTTTGGGCTGTTATCGATGTCACCATCAATGATTGATACTTTTACCTCTAGGTCTCCCACAAACACCCTATTCGACATAGCGAGATACCTCGCCGTGTAGATTGCAGATGATCGTGTTGTGCCACCCGTTAATCTTGTTCTTAGATACAGTGATGAAACGTGTAGGATCTTCCTCTGCATCATCACTAGAGCCTGAGTGCTTGCCTAGACCGATAATGATATCAGCTTCAGCCGCTTTAGAGATCTTACTCCCTGCCATCATGTCGTAGGTAACACGGGTCTTACCTGTAGCATCGTTAGAAGCCTGGCTTACGCCCCAGATTACACAGTTATGACGCTTAGCACTTTCACGGGCTCTGCGGTATATCTCTCCTAGTCGCTCATGGGTGGCGTTGTAGGAGCCTCTGACACTAATCTTATCAAGCTGGTCAATAAACACCGCTGCAGGTTTATGCTTAGCTAGTGCCGCCTCTACTTTCTCGATGTCCCAATCTTGAGCATCATATATGACCAGGCTACCCTGCATCTTGGCATTGAATATCAGTTCAGCTTGCTCACGGTCCTCGGCTACTCTTTCCTTTGTGTAACCCAGGGCAGTGCCGTAAGCCCGTTTGATAGTGTCCTTGGTGCTTTCTTCGTTACCGATTATTAGAACCTTGTGACCCTGGTCTATGTAACCTCCAGGCCCAAGAGCTAGGCTAAGCACAAACGCAGTTTTACCCGTTTCAGGAGTAGCAAAGATGATCCCGAACTTACGGCGGGTGATACCTGGTATCTTCCTGTGTAAAGAAGACAAGTTAAACTCAAGTAGACCCTCCTCTTCCTCCTCGGCTAGGATTTCTGTAATGTTGAGTGTCGTAGGCTCACCAAGATCGTCTGGCATGTATCCTTCGCTGTTACGCTCAATCAATTCCATAGCCTGTCGAAAGGCATCATCGTTACCTTCTGAAATCTCCAGACCGTAGGAGGCTAGCCTTTTACCTACGCTGCGCCTCCACAGATGTTCGATGCTATCTTTTGCAATGTCAGGGCTGATCACAGAAGCTTCTTCGATGTCTTCCACAAGATCTTTCATATTATGACGGTCAGCCTTGGTAGCCACCGGATTGTTCAGCTTCCACAGAGAGAGTAGTTCTTCGCAGGATAGGTTGTGCTGATATTTTTCATGGGCCTCTGTGATAACCTCATACAATTCGCGGATATCGTCCTCGAATAACTGCTTCGATAGTTTTTCTTTGTTTTGTTCATAAAAGTCGTAAGATAACAGACTTTTTAGAAAGTTAGTGTCCAACATGTCTCACCCCTATGGTATGTATTAGGGTTGTAATATTACATTAGTGAGAACAAAAATAAAGCCCCTCAAATCAATGAAGGGCTTATTTTTTAGTTTTGTGTGTGGTTAATTAGCTAAGATGTTCTTATCTTTAGCTTTGTTATGTCTGGGTGAGCATCCCCCCGGCGCTCCTTAATATCACATTGCTGATAGACTACTCTAGGATTGCCGCGCGTTAGTTCTTTCATTGCGGCTTCTAATCTAGCTTGTTCTTCAGCGGCTTCTTTGAAACCCCCAGGCAATTCATAATCAACCAAAATGAGCCCTCTTGCTTTCAATGGTCTTCCCCTTTTCCTTGTGTTTAAAGTCGGTACTAGGTCAGCTTCGACTATGTATAATTAGCAGCTATACGGAAAAGGTGGGGGGGCCAAGGTGTGGATGCATCAAATATGTACAGATAGCTGTAAAAGTACTAGGTCCGTACTTATCGCACTTATCGGCAAAGTGTCTAGATTTTAGCCAAGTAGACGAACAAAGATAAGACCAAGTATAATTGGATCTTTTTGTTGTGTATTCAGGATCAACTACCCTCATAGATGGCGTCCTCCCCTAAAACAGTCTGTATTTGATCCGTGTTGAGCCATTTCAAATCATCTTCTAGAAACACAACTTTAGTGTTTACTCGTCCTTCGAGTTTGCTTTTAAGCTTTATTGCTTTCTTACTCGCGTCTTTATCTAAGGCTACTATTACCTTTGTAAAGTGCAACAGTTGTGACCTTTGTTGAGAGCTTATATTGGTCCCAAGTAATGCGCAACCCGAACAAAAAGAGAACCTACTTACACTAGCCGCTGATGCCGCATCTTCTACCACAACTGCAACCTTACCGGAACCTATCTGAAGTAAGTCTGATGTGTTTCCGTAATTCTTCCACTTAGGTTTTTCATTGCGGAGAGATCTACCTACACCAGCTGTACCGCAGGGGAACATGAATATAACCCTACGAAGCGCTGGGCTGTACCTTACATCTATCAGACCATCCTCATAGGCCTGCAGAGAGTTAACACCCTTTAGGTAGTGTACGGCTTCCGGGTGATTCCTAGCTGGAGAAAGATTGGGAGGTAGTGGTGCTGCAAAAGGTTCTCCCGGTTTGGTTGCAGCACTGAGACGATCCTTTAATCCATTTAGGGTATACCCGACTTTCTTAGCTCCTCGGATACCGCAACTTGCCTTGAAGCAATTCCATACCCTGGCACCTTCAGAATACTTAATACCGAATGTCTTGTTACCACCACAGAAAGGGCAGTCGATACGGCGACTTTCACCCTCTTTCAGTCGGATGTTATCCAACATCTCCAGCTGTTCTTTGTAGTTAAACACGGTATTAGGTTTCCATTTCTTACGTGTTGTAAGTGATTGATAAATTAAAAGCGGCTTTTACCCTGAAGGTCGTAGGTTCAAATCCTACTCCCGCAACCAAGAGTACTGAAATCATTACACAATTTGGTGTTTTGATATGCTGTGATGCCATTTGCTGCCGTAACCCTAGTAGCTACACCTTTTATTACCTTAATTATCATCGTCTAGTCTCCCGTGATTCTAGGTAATATGCTCCCTCGGCTGAGCGTAGAGAACAGGTAATATCTAACAGTTGTTGGTAGGACATATAGATATACTGTGGGTTGTCTCCATTGTCTGGAAACTGTGTCAGAAGGACACTTCCATCATCAGAGATCACCATCTCAACCTCAAAGAACATATCCTGTTCATCGATAGTAGTAACCAGGCTGGCGTCAGGCTCAAATTCTACGGTAAACATTTACTTCGCTAGTACCTTTAATACTTGCTCATACTTAAAGAACAGCTGCTCAAACTTCCATTGGTACAGTTGCTGCATACCCATCAAGGCGTTCATCAGTTCATCCTCCGTAGGTTCACCATCACCTACCTGTCTCAGTACAACTTGAAGGTCATCACATACACGCCAACAGTCCAGTATCATTGGCTCTAATTCATATAGTTTAGGCATCATAATCCTCCGTCAGTGCATCCCATGATACAGGGAATAGCTCAATCATTTTACGATTAATCTGGTTGGCTACCTGCCGTGTCTCTTCTTGCGTGTCAGGCTTGCAACGTAGGTTGCACATACGAGAAAAGGCATCCATGCTGCCGCTCCAGTACCATTCGGTCATTGTGTTCAAAGGAAGTACCATCCGAGCTTGCTCTTCGCACACTCCTTTCTCTAGAAGACCAGTGTACAACCTAAGAGTTATGCTCTGAGATGTTTCAATATGAATGTGCTGTACCTCCCCTTCTGAGCCTTGCTTCTTGTCCTTTGACTGACCCCGCCATACCTCTGGTGTATAACACTCAATATTTTCAGTCGTGTACCGCCTGGATACTTCGTTCCAACGGAGAAACGAATGCTTGACTAGCTGTCGGGCTACAAAGATCGGAGCCTTAACGTGGAAGCTGGCAAAGCAATGTCCGAATGGACTGATGTGCTTATGCTTTGCTAAGTAGCGGATCAGCTTATCATCTTTAGCTTTCAGTACTGGTGGACCCCAAGGATCGTCTTCCAGCTCGCTTTTCTTGCCGAAGGATACACGGGCAGCGTTGGCTACCGTTAAGTCACTGCCCATGTGATCGATGTAAGTTGCTTCAATCATCTATCTGTACTCCAATACATTCGATTGTTTCTTGTTTGTTATTCACCAGGACGGAAGCAATCCGAAGTTGTGCCTGGCAAATTGTTTCATTGTCGAATGTGCCAAGGTGGTGATACCTAACGCTCTGCTCAGGCACAGCGTTGAACCAGATAAGTAGGAATATTGACTTCATTAGAACGGGGGTTCTCCGTTTTTATCCAACTTAGGAAGGTTATATTCAAACGTGCGGATTGGCTTAGGCTCTTCTGGATCCGTATCAGTAACAGTGATTACGCCCATGTCTGATAGGTAGTTAGCCAGCTCTGCGGGTATGTGGTTATCCATCAGGTATCACCCAGATGTGCTTTTAGTTCTTCGTAGCCACCAATGTGCTCACCCCGATAGTCAAAGACTTGCGGCACAGTTGTTAGACCAGCCATCTTTACCAGGGTCTTAAGCCAAGCAGATGTAGTGCCATCTAAATTATGTGTGGTGAAGTTGATCTTATGCTGTCTAAGCAGGTCGATACATTTCTCACAGTACGCGCAGCCTGGCTGCTTCAGTACTAAGTAACAGGTTAAGCTAGTCATTTACTGTCTCTCCTTCTAAGTTCATCTCGCACTTCCCGGATCAAGTCTATCAAACGCTCGGTCACTAATTGTGCAGGCTTGTTTGTTAGCCTCTGCATCTCTCTTTCAAATTCAACACGGGCTGCGTTAACGTCTTTAGTCATCCAAACCTCTTCTTCATTCCATTTTTGGCTAATCCACGGGTGGGCCGTACATAGATGTTTAAGACATCCCTGCTTTGGTGGCCGGTTACTGCCCGTATTTCATCCGCTGAGGCACCGCTTTCAGCCATCTCAGTGGCTCCCGTGCGGCGTAGGTCAGCCATCCGTAGTTCATCTGGTAAACCCGCTTGCTGGCAAATGTTCCTAGCCTGCTTATAGTAGCTCCAGCGTGTGTGAGGGCGTCCAGTAAGGTCGTTAAGGACAATCGTGCCTGTAGAGCGGTTACATGCTTCGATACGATCTAAGATTGGCTGCGTTAGCTCTACGTCTACGTGAGTGCCTGTCTTCTCTTGCTTAAACCGCAGCTCTGTACCGTACAGTTGATCAAAGGTGACCTGACGCATATCACCCGGCCTCTGGCAAAGGTGGTAACACATCAAAGCCATTAGACCCAGGTTTGGCATATTGTTTTCATCGCAAGCAGAAACAAACTGAGTAACCTGCTCGGCATCCCACATCACAGTACGGGACGCAGGAGCTTTTAGGCGCATCTTCTCAAAAGGATTATGCTGAACTCGGTTAGCTCGCTTAGCTACGTTCCATATCAGGCGCATAACCTTCATACAGTGTACCGCACGATGGTGGCTGTAGTTCTCTCGGATAGTATTCTTAAGCTTAACGCCGTGTTCATTGCTGACATTCTTAGCAAGCATGTCTCCGAACCGTACATTCGAGCTTTCTAGTCTGCTTTCGCTGACGTTTCTCATAAGCATACGAAAGCTGGTCTTAGTGTTCGTAGCGGTGTCTAGGAACTCGTCTTGCCCCAGGTAATATGCAAACACACCGTTGACTGTAGTGTCCTTGACGATGAAATCACGTGTGTTACGGCGCTTAAAGTCTATGTATTCATCATCGATCTTAGCACTGTATTTCCTAGCCTCATCTATAGTGTCGAAGGGGAAGTACCTTACGCCTAGGGCATCCCGTAGGTATTTCGGAGGGTTAAAGGCCCAGTAAACTTTACCGTCAGCATGTTTGCGTTCATTCACATATTTGATATTCATGTCCGTCTCCTAATGTATCCCTGTTACCTTAGTAAACGCTTCCGATAGGTATTAGCAAGCACAAAGTGATCTACTAATGTAATTTTAGGGGTAGACAGATTACACTATCGTATGTATCCTGCGGAGGCCTTTAGCCGGAGCAAACCCAAATAATCTATTATATAGGCCTTACTACTAAGCGCTGGAGGCGCTGTATTCAGATAGCCTTAAACAAATTACCCCCGCGTTAGGCATAAAAAAACCCAGCTTAGGCCGGGTTTCTTGCAGTCTATATTTACTGATCCGTTATAAAATCTCTATGTCCAAATCATAGTTCTCTAAGTGCAGCTTTGTCTTTCTGTCTTTCAGTAAAGTATATAAGGCATCCGAGAGATCCATACTATGAGAAAAGTTACCCAAAATTTCGGCCAGCTTAGTTACTTCGTCCTTCTTTATCTTCATAGTATCTACCTCAGGTTTCAAAATGTAGAGAGATACATAAGGTAATAATGGTCTCATTTCGATACCAAGTAGCTTTACAATGAATTCGGCCTACTACTGTTTTCTTCTAGGTCTATAACTTTCTCTAAATTATCTAATAGGCGCAACGCAGCTATGTAACCTGTTTCCTCAGCGGTTTTTCTATACATATCAAACCAATCTTCAGCCATGTCTATCATCATTTCGTTACCTCGACAAAGCCTGGTCTTTCGAGCACCAGGTCTTGTAATGATCCAACCCTCAGCCTCTGTATCATCAACCATCTGAATAACGGCCACTCTGGAAACACCCAGTAGCTTCGATATTTCCGATACACTGTAGTCTTTGTCAGTTAAGGTCGCGTGTACCATTACTTTACCAAACGACTCCCGTGTTTCCGAGCTGTTGAAGTACCTTAGCTGCTTACTACTCCGCCTTGTGTTATATGCTTGTAGCAGAGATATCTCATGAGAGATGACGGCGGCGATAGCTTTCTCACGTATATGCTTTTGATATTGTCGCACGTAATCTTCTCCTACCTGGGTGATCTTATACGTAAACCTAGTTTACAAAACTACAGGTTGCAATAGGGTAAGTATAGGGGTATCAATATTACACCACACCCTGTGGTGTCCCTCCCTCCCTCAAGGCCTGGCATTAATTTGCTGGGCCTTTTTTTTGTTAAAAATTCCCGCGCGTTAACTCATATAA